AGATAGGCGGTTCCCTTGTGAAAGGTATCGGAGGACTGCTGAACACGGTGTCTTTCGGAGGTTTCAACAAACTGTTCGGCATCGGCGGGAACGCCAGGGAAGTGCAGGCGGCTATAGACCGTCTTACGGACCGGAACGAGAAACTGCAAACTTCCATCGAAGACCTGACCGATACCATCAAGGCAAGCAAGGGGACAAAATCGGTGGAAGCTTACCGGGATGCTTACAAATACCAGAAAGAGACGAATGCAAACTATCTGCAGATAGCGCAGGAACAGGCACGCTACAGCGGTAGCCACCACAGCTGGAACTACTACTGGGGCGGTTTCAACCAGGCACAGATAGACAAACTGAGCGGACAGATTGGCCGCCAGTGGGACGGGAACCTGTGGAGCCTGAGCCCGGAGGAGATGAAGGCGCTTCGTTCGAATGTGGACATGTGGACGCAGATACAGAATACCGGCAAGGGCGGCTACGGTGAACGGCTGACCGATAAACTGGATGACTATATAGCGCAGGCCGGCAAGCTGGAGGAACTGACCGACCAGCTGTATGAAGGGCTGACGGGCATTTCGTTTGACGGAATGTATAGCAGCTTCATCGATAATCTGATGAACATGAAGTATGGCGCGAAGGATGCGGCAGAGGATATATCCGAGTACTTCATGCGGGCGATGCTGAGCAACAAGATCGGTGAGATGTACAGCGAAAAACTGAAAGGCTGGTGGGAGAAGTTCGGCAAGGCCATGGAGGACAACGAACTGACCGAGGCGGAACGGAACGCGCTGACTGAAGAGTACATGCAGTATGTGGACGAAGCCCTTGCCCTGCGTGACAACCTGGCTGCCGCTACGGGCTACGACAAGACCGAAGCCGGCGGTACCAGCCAGAGTGCGAAAGCGGGCGGCTTTACGGCCATGACGCAGGACCAGGGCACGAAGCTGGAGGGCATGTTCACCAGCGGGCTGCAGCACTGGAGCAGCATAGACAAACAGCTGGAAAGCGTGGTGGAGAAGATGGACACGGCCGAAGGGCATCTGGCCCGGATAGCCGAGAACACCGGTGTGAGCGCCGGACACCTGGGCGAACTGAAGGAAGTGATAAAGAAAATGATACGTGACGGACTAAAAGTGAAGTGATATGGGCAATATACTGAGCGGACTGGTGCTGGTGAACGGCACGGACATCTGGACGGAATACGGCGTGTTCCTGGTGGAAGACCGGCGCGGGGGCATGGAGAACCTGACGGCCATCCTGACCCCGAGCAAGGCCAAGAAGGATACGGCTGTGGACATACGGGAAGAGCACGGGGAAAAATACAGCCCCGTGCTGACCCCACGGAATGAAGCGCGTGACGTGACGCTGCATTTTGCGCTTTACAACAAGACCCAGGCAGGCTGGATGAAGCAGTACTTTGCCTTTGTGAATTTCCTGAAGCAAGGGAAGGACGGCTGGCTGGAGATCCGTTTCCCCCAGCTGGATCTGCAGCTGCGGGTGAAGTATGCCGACTGTACGAAGTTCACCCCGCTGACCTATCTGTGGACGGAAGGCGTGCATGCCGGAAAGTTCCGGGTAAAGTTCCGGGAACCGAAACCGATTATATAACCATTCAAACGCTATTAGAATATGCTTCTAACGATATATGACAAAGCCGGGACCAAGCGTGCGGACGTGGCTGTGAACGACAGCTCGACGCAAAGCAAGGAGGTACAGGGAGACAATGTGCTTTCCCTGTCGTTCAGCTACTATGACTTCCTGCCCCTGGACGTGAACGACTACACGGACTATCTGGGCGAACGGTACTGGCTGACGGAACGCTACACCCCGAAGCAGGTGAACGAGGGCGAATGGGACTATGACCTGAAGCTGTACGGCGTGGAGAGCCTGATCAAGCGGTTCCTGGTGCTGGAGACGACGGACGGGGACACCAACCCTCTGTTTACCCTGACAGCCACGCCCCGCGAGCATGTGGCGATGGTGGTGAAAGCCATCAATGACGGCATGGGCCACACGACCGACTGGAAGGTGGGTACGGTGGAAGGTACGGAGCTGATCACGATAGACTACGAGGGGATGTACTGCGACGAAGCACTGAAAGCTATTGCCGAAAAGGCCGGCGGCAAGGTGGAATGGTGGATTGAGGGGCAGACGGTGAACGTGTGCCGCTGCGAACACGGGGAAGAAATCGCCCTGGGGTACGGCAAGGGGCTGACCTCGCTGGAAAGAGACACCAGCAACACGGCCAAGTTCTACACCCGCCTGTTCCCGGTAGGTTCGACCCGCAACATCGATGCGGAGAAATACGGCAGTCCGAGGCTGATGCTTCCCGGCGGAAAGAAGTACATCGAGCAGGGTGTGGAGGAATACGGCATCTATGACCATTACGAGCAGGAAGCCTTCAGCGGCATCTACCCCCACCGGGTGGGTACGGTGAGCTCGGTACGCAGCGAGGAGGTGACGGACGAAGAAGGGAACAAATTCACCATCTATTACATCCGGGACGGAGAACTGAACTTTGACCCCAACCTGTACGAGCTGGCCGGCGAGACCAAACGTGTGTCGTTCCAGACGGGCGACCTGGCCGGGCTGGGAGAAAGCGATGACCACTACTTTGAGGTGAACTACGACAGTGCGGCAAGGGAATTTGAACTGATTACCATCTGGCCCTACGATGACGACACCCAGCTGCCGGGCGGCAAGCTGGTGCCCCGAGCAGGCGATACCTATATTCTGTGGAACATCCGGATGCCGGATGAGTATTACCGGCTGGCCGAAGAGGAATTTGCGGCAGCGGTTGAGGAGTACAACCGGGACAACTG